GATGCTCAGTACATCCCAATTAATGTGCAGGATTTCGAATTGATTGAAACCTACAAGAGCTTGGATAAAGAACTTAAGATTCACAGGTCCAATAAACGTCAGCTAACAAGAAGTATTAACGGGTATTCAAAAAATATTGTAGTGACTCAAAAAGAATATGATTTGATGCGTTTTTGGGAACACGCTTTTTCAGAACAAGGTATTGTGAAATGTTTGATTAAGAATATCCTTACTTTCTTTAACGAAAGGGTGTCTTTCTATCTTTCAGTGTTGTCCACAAACCAACTTCAGATTTCCTTTGATGAGCTGTTGCAAGACACTCTTTTTATGGACGGGGAGGAGATTTTCTTTGAATCCCTTTCCGGAGGGGAAAAGAAAAGAGTGTCCCTTTCTGTTATGCTGTCTCTGAACGACATTCTCTTCTTATCCGGAAAAGAGAAATCTAATGTTGTATTTTTTGATGAGGTGGCTGACTCGTTAGACCCTCCTGGGGTTGAGGGGCTTTTCGAGCTTATGCAAGGATTGTCAGCCGACAAGACCTTATTTGTAATAACACACAACGAATATTTAAGTTCTTTGTTGGAGAATTATGCGGAAGACCTGACTATAACAAAGAGTAACAATTTAACAACGGTCAAGAAAAAAAAGAGACCGAGGAACTTTAATAAAATTAAGGAAACTAACGAAATATGATTTGTCCAAACGGAAGTAGATTACTGATATTGCGGGATGCTGTAGAGACCGTGTCCTCTGGAGGGATTGTACTCCCTGACTCTGTTAAAGAGCAACGCCTTAACAAAGGGGTTGTTGTGCGTGTAGGAACTGACCCAGACCTTAAGATGAAGGAAGGTTGCGTCGTTATTTTTAATGAATATGCGGGTACTGAGGTTACAGATGAAAATGTAACTTACCTTATTATTGAGGAATCTGACGTTATTGCATTCGAGGGTTGAGTTATGACATTTGAAATGGAAAAGGACTCATTGGCGGAAGCCATCTTCACCCAGAAGTACGCATACCCCGGAGAAAAGACCTGGAAAGACTTGTCAAAAAGGGTCGCTAGACAAGCCGCTGATTCGGAAAGCCCCGACTATAAGGAAACTGCAGAGAAAAATTTCTATCAGATTCTTTCTTCTGGGGATTTCTGCCCAGGAGGTCGCATTCTGTACGGGTCTGGAAGAAGCCAACATAATATGTTGAACTGCTATGTCCTTGACCCGGAAGATTCTGTTGAGAGTATCGCAAAAACGATTTCGGATGTTTATAAAATTTCTTGTGCAGGGGGAGGGATTGGTTTTAACTTCTCCAAGATTCGACCAAAAGGTGATGACATACAAAATATTAAATACTCAGCACCTGGGTCGATTTCAACCATGAGAATGATTAATGAGATAGGAAATCATGTTAGAGCAGGGAAAAATAGAAGAACTGCCCTTATGTCTATTCTAAGTATTAGTCATCCCGATTTGCTTGAGTTTCTTGATGTTAAATTGGACCGAAAAGAATTAAATAATTTTAATATTTCGGTTGCGGTAACAAATAGGTTTGTTGAAGCTGTCGAACAAAACGAGGATTGGTATTTTACCTTCGGGGGTCAGCACAACAGGTATTATGTGTATTCCGTTTCCCGCAAATCCGTACTAGGAGACGATATCGTTAGGGTCGTAGCCAGAGACGAAGACGATGCCCTCCAACGCGCCTCCTCTTTTTCCAAGAAACACTTCGAGGACACCTTTGAATCTTCGGAATTAGTTGTAACCAAGGCAAGAGACCTTTGGGAGCGTTTAATTGATAATGCGGTAGAATCCGGAGAACCGGGAATATTCAATATTGACTTTGCGAATGAATATACTAATGTGTCTTATTTTGAAAAGATGCCTGCCACAAACCCTTGTGGTGAAGAAGTCTTACCCGCATACGGAAACTGTTGCTTGGGTCATGTTAACCTCGCTAATATGGTCTCTGTAGATGGCAAGGTTGATTGGAGCCGTCTCGCTAGGACTGTAAGGTTGGGTGTTAGATTTCTTGATAATATTCTCACGTCAAACAATTTTCCGATTCCGGAATGTAAAGACGCAGGTATGAAAAGTCGTCGTATTGGTCTTGGGGTTACAGGGCTTCATTATTTTTTAATCAAGGCGGGGTTTAGGTACGGCTCTGAAAATTGCCTGGAGGCGTTAGAGCGGTTGTTCTCCACGATACGAAATGAAGCTTATAAAGCTTCTGTTTCCTTGGCTAAGGACAGGGGGAGTTTTCCTGAATATAATTTCAGTAAACTAAGGCGGGAAAAATACTTTAAAACAATTCCATCTCGGTTAAGAGGTGAGATTAAAAAACACGGTTTAAGAAATGCAATTTTGCTTACTGTAGCACCTACGGGAACTATTTCTATGGTTTTGGGAGTATCTACAGGAATTGAGCCTATTTTTGCTCCTGTGTACAAGCGGAGATGGAAGACTGAGACTGAGGGTGTTTGGAATGAAACTACAGTGATTGACCCTCTTTATAAAGATATGTATTTGAGAGGGATGGACACTTCTCATATATGTGGAGCGTACGACGTAAGTCCTGATGAGCACTTAGGTGTTCAGGCGGTGGTTCAACAATTTGTGGACTCTGCGGTCTCCAAAACGTGTAATCTACCAGCGGATGCCACGTCGAAAGACATGTATGATTCTTTGTTAAGTTACGCTGGAGATGTGAAAGGGTTTACCTTGTATCGCGCTAGCTCTAGAGGAAATGAACCTTTGGAGATTGTGGACGTGGATACTATCAATCTTGACACTTTGTTACGTGAGGGGAAGTTAGAGGAGAAGGTTGAATTTGTAGACTCCTGCAAGAATGGAGTGTGTGACCTCTAATGCCGTCTTACGATTATTTATGTGGTCCCTGTAACACTATCTTTGAAAGGGTTTCCTTAATGTCCGAAATGAAGCGGTGGATTAAGTGCCCTATGTGCAGTAAAAGAGCGACAAGATATATCGGGGACCAGAGACTAAATTTTGATTTGAAGGGACCGGGATGGACCCCAAATTTTGATAATGTTAATGCTTCTAGACAGTCCTACGCAGATGGTTGGTATAAAGATGAAATAAAAAATACACAGGACGTTCTTAAGTATAATAAGGGAACGTCTCCCTATTCGAGAATGTCTTTGTCTGAAGAAGGGTCTAAACAGGCAGGGGGGAAGAGATTGTCTGAATCAGAAAAAAAGGAAGCTAACGAGCAGAGGGCGAAGGTCGTTAGAGAATCTGCTAAGAATATGGATAAGGGAGATGCAGAATATGCGAAATCGGAGCATAGGAGATTTTCTAAGTGATTGATGTAAAATTTTTAAATAAGTCTGCTAATAAAAATCCTGAGTATAAAACATCGGGAGCGGCTGGGTTTGATATAGCTGTTTCTGAGGATGTTACCTTGGAAGGGGGTTCAAGTGTTTTACTTTCGACTGGACTGCACTTTGTTATCCCTGAAGGGTACGAAGGTCAGTTGAGGCTTAGAAGCTCTATGGCGAAACAGGGTGTGGTTATACCCAATGCTCCGGGAACCATAGATTCAGATTATAGGGGAGAGGTTAAAATTCCAATTAGGAATCTAAACCATCACACTCCTTTTAGTATTTCAGCGGGAGAAAGAATAGCCCAACTGGTGATTAATGAAGTTCCTCGTGTGAGATTATCTGTTGTAACTGAGTTGGAATGGGATTCTTACCGTACCGATAGAGGTTCCGGCGGTTTTGGCAGTACAAATTAACGTTTTCGACTATTATATTGCATGACGGCATACGAATTTTCAGAAAATATCCAACGAGGGATAGTTTATTTAAGCAAATCTTCTCGTTCCTTTCTCACACAGGTAATGCCGATGGTGAAGTCCGGGTACTTCGAGTATCCGACCCACCAAAAGATGTATAATGTAGTAATAGATTACTATGTAAAATACAAATCCCTGCCTACGGATGATGTTATTTTAGAGGAGCTTAAAAGAATAAAATCCTCTACCGAACTTTTATCTGATTACAAAGAAGAACTTTTTGCAATCAATGAGT